TATAATCCGTGGCGGAACTATTCCTGCTGGTGATGCTGCAACATTAACACTAAGTTTGTCATTGCCTGCTGGTACAGTAGTAGCAGCTAACACAAACTCTGCTAATGTATCCTTCTCCGCATTTGGTGTTGAAATCACCTAATCCTTTAACAATTAGTGTGATATGTCAATTCAATATCTAAAAACAAAAACAAACGCATCATTTGTAAGACCTGTTGGGTATAGATTTCCAATTGGTTTAAGCCAAAATTTAGCTGCAATATCAATCGACTATCTGTTAATAGCTGGTGGCGGTGGCGGTGGTATAAACGCAGGAGGATATCAAGGTGGCGGTGGTGGTGCTGGTGGATATCTAACTGGATCTACTACTGTTATTCCAAGTTCATCATATGCTTTCACAATTGGGGGCGGAGGTGGAGCTAATAGTAATGGTAGCAATTCAACCGGACTATCACTAACGGCGATAGGCGGTGGCGGTGGCGGGTACCATGATGGTATAGCTATAGATAACTCCAGCGGTCGATCTGGTGGTTCAGGTGGTGGAGGCGGTGGTGCCGGCGGCGGTTCATCAGGCGGTGGATCTGGAACTCCAGGCCAAGGTAATAACGGTGCAGGTGGATCAACATACACAGGTGGTGTCGGCGGAGGTGCCGGAGGTACGCCGACTGGTGCATCTTCTAGCATTTCTGGTCCATCTGTAACCAGAGCAGTTGGTGGTGGCATAGGTGGTGGCGGCACTCCAGGTGCAGTAAATACAGGTAGTGGTGGAATAGGTTCAGGAGACACAGGTAACGGGCAACCAGGACCAACAAGTGGTGGGTCTGGTGTAGCAATAGTGAGATACTTGGGATTATCTCAGGCGACTGGTGGCACAGTAACATCTTCAGGTGGATATACAATACACACATTTACCGGTGATGGCACATTAGTTATGAATCCAAAATATCAATTATAAAGAATATTATGGGCATAGAATATTTTAAAGCAGTTAAGAATTTAAATTTTACAAGACCGACTGGTTACGCTTATCCAGTTGGTCTCAATAATGCTCCATTAATATCGGTAGAATACTTAGTTGTAGGTGGCGGCGGACCTGGTGGTGGTAGTCAATTCGGAAGCACTTATGGTAGTGGTGGTGGCGGAGGTGGTATAAGTACAGGGTCACTTTCTTTATCCCGAGACGTTTCTTATACCGCAACAGTTGGTGGATCCGGAGCTAGTAGTGTATTTTCTACGGTCACCTCGACTGGCGGTGCTGGTGGTACACAATCAACATCGGGAGGTGCTAACGGACCGGGAGGTGCAGGTGGTACTCCAGGCGGCGCAGGAGGTGGTAGCACTGCTAACGGTGCTGGCGGTGCTGGCACTCTATCTTCTATCACTGGAACATCTATTCGTTATGGCGGTGGTGGTGGTGCTGGTCCGACTGGTGGTGGTGGTGCTGGAGGTGGTGGTAATTCTGGTGGCGCCGGATCTCCGGGAACAGCGAACTTAGGTGGCGGCGGCGGTGGAGGTTCTGACGGTGATGTTGAAAATGGATACACAGCTCCTGGAGGCAGTGGTGGTTCTGGTGTTGTAATTGTTCGTTATTTAAGTGCATTACAAATAGCTACAGGTGGTACGGTAACATCGAATAGTGGTTATCAAATCCATACTTTTACTGGTTCTGGAACATTTAGATTTCCAGCAAATTATTCCATAAATTAAAAAATATTATGTCAGCAATCAAATTTGTAAAATCGCCAGTATCAGGTAAATTAGTTAGACCACAGGGATATGGATTTCCAACTGGAATAGGTGTTTCTGGTTATTTACCATTAACAGTAGAATACTTAGTTGTCGGTGGCGGTGGGCCAGGTGGAGGCACACAATATGGATCTTTATATGGCACCGGTGGCGGTGGCGGAGGCGTAAGTACCGGATCACTTTCATTAAATGGAAATACCTCTTATACTGCAACGGTCGCCGGTGCTGGAGGTACAAGTTCATTTTCCACAGCCACAGCAACTGGCGGTAGCGGCGGCCTTGGTAACGGCAACAGCGGTGATCCAGGCGGCGCCGGCGGGAGTCCTAATGGAGCCGCCGGCGGTTATGGTGCTAATTCTGGTGGAGCTGGTGGTGCTGGCACTCTATCTTCTATCACTGGAACATCTACTCGTTATGGTGGTGGTGGTGGCGGTGGTCGAAGTGGTGCTGGTGGAGCTGGAGGTGGCGGTAACGCTGGTGGCGGTGGTGCCAATGGAGCAGCAAATACTGGTGGTGGAGGCGGCGGCGCCTCCGATGGTGATGTTGACAATGGTTACACGGCACCAGGCGGTTCTGGAGGTTCTGGTATTATAATTGTTCGATATTTGAGTGGATTACCATTAGCTACTGGTGGTACGGTAACATCGAATAGTGGTTATCAAATCCATACTTTTACTGGTACTGGAATATTTGTAAGTGCGAATCCAATATATTCGATTAATTAACAACATATAAATAAGTGTATCATTTTACACTATAGGAGTTATAAATGGCACACTTTGCTAAACTAAATTCAGACAATGTAGTACTTCATGTTTCAGTTGTTGATAACTGGAATATCACAGATGGCACCGGTACAGAACAAGAATCTGTTGGTGTCGCATACCTAGAAAGCATTTATGGTGTTGAACCAGGAGTCACCTGGAAGCAAACATCGTATAATGGTAACATGAGAAAAAATTATGCAGGTATTGGTTACACATATGATGCTAAACGTGATGCCTTCATTCCACCAAAACCATATGCAAGCTGGGTTTTAAATAAATCAACCTGTCAATGGAAAGCACCAGTTTCAATGCCAACTGATGGCAAGTTTTATAATTGGAACGAAGCCACAACATCTTGGGTTGAATCAGTAACACCTTAATTATTGGAGATATATTATGGATGCAAAAGAAGTAATGGCCAATTTTACTGGCGAAAATGGAATGGCGATTGGTATTGATACTGCAATCAAGGCCTTGAGGCCTGGCTGTCAATATGAAATTTCAATGGGTGGTGGTGAGATTACCTATAATAGATGGTGGGATCCAAATGGATTATCTGCACCAACTAAGAAAGAAATTGATGTAGAGTTTGCTTACCAAGAAAAGTTAGCAAAACATTATCAATATGCTTATGATAGATGCAAAGAATATCCAGATGGGTTTGAACAACTAGATATGCTATGGCACGCTATCAATAAAGGTATTAGTTTAGAGAATTCACAATGGTTTCAAACAATTAAAGAAGTCAAAGAGAAGTACCCTAAACCATTTGAGAAACCTCCAGTAAAATAATCTAAACCACCTTTGGGTGGTTTTTTATTACCAACGACTGCTGAAAAGAACTAAATAGGGTATAAAAACTAGGAGTTATTGTGGCAGCATACACGGAAATTTTGATAGAGCAAGGAGCAACTTTTTCTACAACAGTTAATGTAGAAGATACCTCAGGTTCAGCTGTAAATTTATCAAGTTACACAGCATCTTCACAGATGCGTAAGTCTTATTACTCATCATCATATAATATCATAACATCTACTGTTACTGGTAATGCTAATGGTGAGATTACGCTATCAATGACTTCAGCCAATACGGCTAACTTAACACCTGGTCGCCAAATTTTTGATTTAATTATTACTTCATCAACAGGCATTGTAACTAGAGTTGTTGAAGGTGTTATCATTGTATCTCCAGGGGTTACACGATAATGGCCACGATAGTAGGAAAGGTCAAAGTAACACAACAAACTCGTTCAACAATTGCAGCACAAAATTTTAAACCTAAACCAAATGTAAGTTTGAGTGAAGTTACTGATGTGGATACTATTGGTGTACAGGATGGTTTTGCTTTGATATACAACTCTGCGACAAATAAATACGAAACAAGAGCTCTATCTAATGTGTCAGCAACAGTCACACAAATAACCGGAGGCACCTTCTAATGGCCAACACAGTAATTCAACTAAAAAATTCTCAAGTAACAGCTGCGCCTTCTGCATTAAACATTGCTGAACCAGCTTATTCATATTCAAGTAACACATTCTTCATCGGTTCACCAGCTGGCACCGGTTCAATTGCTATTGGTGGTAAGTTTTACCTTGACCAACAACAAATAATCTTTGACCGTGGCAACTCTGCATTCGCTGGAGCTAATTCTGCTGGGTCATATGCTAATGCAGCCTTTGCAGCTGCTAATAGTGCAGTCGGTGCAGCTTCCGCATCCGCATATGCGAACGGTGCCTTTTTACAAGCAAATGCGGCCTTCACCGTTGCTAATAATGCATTTACAAGTGCCAATGGTGCGATTGTATTCAATACGGCTAATGCTGCATTTCTAGCTGCTAATGCTGCAACAGCAACCGATACAACACAGAACAATAGCATCACTGCTGCATTCAATACGGCTAATGCTGCTTTTCTAGCTGCTAATGCTGCAACAGCAACCGATACAACACAAAATAATTCCATTACAGCTGCGTTTACTCGTGCTAACAATTCTATTAATGCAAACACCGGTGGTACAATTACTGCTGACTTGGTTATTACTGGTAACTTAACAGTTTCAGGTAATACAACTTTTGTTAATTCACAAACACTTACTACACAAGATTCATTAATTCGTCTTGCTAATAACAACATTGTTGGTGATGCAATTGATATTGGTTTCTATGGTTCATATAACTCATCTGGTGTAAAATATACTGGTCTTGTAAGACAAGCTGGTGCTCAGTTTTTCTTGTTTAATAATATTACTTCAGATCCAACAACAAACGTACTTGCTACAGGATCTTTGACTCCTGCTAATACAGGTACATTGACTGCTAACTTAACTTCATACTCAGTTACAATTAATGGTCAAGACATAAATCAGTTTGCAACAAATGCTTTCACGCAAGCAAACACAGCTGCAACAAACGCATTAAGTGCTGGTGCATATGCTAACGGCGCCTTTGCGGTTGCTAACTCAGCCACAACAACTAATACAACACAGAATAATAGCATCACAGCTGCATTCGCTGCTGCTAACTCTGCTGGGTCATATGCTAATTCGGCCTTTACTGCTGCTAATTCTGCTATAAATGGAATTAACACTACACAGAACAATAGTATTACTGCGGCCTTCGCAGCAGCTAATGCTTCATTCTTGGTTGCAAACGGTGCCGCTTTTGTTGCTAATACTGACTTCACAGGTCTATCAATTACTGCTGCTAACTTTGGTACTGTGGCTGCGGTTGCTTCATTTAGAGTTGAGGCAAATGGTCGTATCAGTTCTGCTAACAACACAGCAATTGCAATTGATACTGCGGCAATTACATCTGGTACATTAGGTGTTACAAGAGGTGGTACAGGTGCCGCTACGTTTACAAATAATGGTGTTCTGTTAGGTCAAGGCACATCAGCTTTCAGTACTGCATCATCTTCAACAGAAGGTCATGTGTTAACAATCAATGCATCAGGAGTACCAGCCTTTAGTCATTTGTCTGGAGGCTCGTTCTAAATTATTATCGTGAATAGGAGATATTATGAGTGTGGAATTTTCAAATGCTTACCAAGAAGTTCTGCTTGAGAACTTAGATTCAATCCTCAAGCAGAATTTTATGTTTCAAGCAAGATTAAAATTGCTTGAAAGGCAAACCGCTTCGCAAGCGGAATTACAAGCAAAATTAGATGAATTAACGGTTAGACATCAAGATGTTTTAGGACAAGTTGGTAAGGCCGAAAGCTATAGGATACAAGCAGAAAGTAATGATGCCATAGTCCAAGAAAAGACTAGAATTCAATCTGCTTTGAATGATACAATGAAAAAAGTATCAGGATTAGAAAGTAGTTTAGAGGTATTAAAGAAAGAGATTTTAGACAAGGATGCAGAATTGTTGGATTTAAAAGCCTACATTCCTAAACTTGAAGAAACTGTTCCTGCCATTAAACTAAAGAAAACCAATACTGTTAAACCTGAAGAAGTATTGCCTATAAATTCTACTGTTAATAACCGGTCGAAAACAAAGGTTGAGGACGGTAATACATTCTAATGGCAAATACAGTAATCCAAATTAGAAATTCAACGGTCACGGGAAATGTCCCATCATCGTTGGCCAATGGTGAAATTTCCATCAATAATCGAGATGGAAAGTTTTTCTATTCCACTCCTGCTGGTTCAATTGTTACTCACCATCCCTTTTTAGGCCCAGCAGGTCTTAATAAGGAAATTCAATTCAATGATAGTGGTACTTTAGGTTCCAATTCTGGCTTAGCCTTTGATAAAGCATCTGGTTCATTAAATGTATCCACTAGTATTATTGTTAGTGGTATAAATTTAGGTGCATATGCTAATGCTGCATTCAATACGGCTAATGCTGCTTTTCTAGCTGCTAATGCTGCAACAGCAACCGATACAACACAGAATAATAGCATCACAGCTGCTTTTCTAGCTGCTAATGCTGCAACAGCAACCGATACAACACAGAATAATAGCATCACAGCAGCATTCGCTGCAGCTAACGCTGCTTTTCTAGCTGCTAATTCTGCTACTACAATTGATGTTACTCAAAATAATAGCATCACAGCTGCATTCGTTCGTGCTAACAATTCTATTAATGCAAATACTGGTGGTACAATAACAGGTAATGTAATTATTTCTGCCAATTTAACGGCTTCGAATATTGCTTCACAAAGTTATGTCCAGTTTGGAGATGGCACAAAGCAATTCACAGCTAATGCTGGTAGTGGAGGAGGTAGTAGTTCTAGTATTACCAACGGAACCAGTAACGTATCAGTTGCATCTAGTGGTAATGTAACTGTTACAGTAGGCGGAACAGCTAACGTAATGACAGTTAGTTCTGTAGGAACTGCTATAACAGGAACATTAAGCGCAAGTGGAAATGTTTCTTTTAATCAAACAATCATCAGTATCTCTGCCAATACAACAGCTATAAGCTACGCATCTTATGTATTGACAGCAAGTTTAACATTAACATTACCAGCAAGTCCTTCCGTTGGTAACTGGATTAATTTTACTAATCGTAGCGGAACTACTACTTCTGTGATAGCGAGAAATGGGTCAAACATTATGGGATTAGCGGAAAACATGACATTGAATTCATTAAATGCTAGAGCTACATTAGCTTATACAGGAGCTTCACAAGGATGGGTGATAATGAATGAGTAACTTTACAACATTCTCAAAATCCGGAAATCTAGCTTATGACGTAGCTGTGACCGTAGTGGCAGGTGGTGGCGGCGGCGGTGCATTTTTAGGTGGTGGCGGCGGAGCAGGTGGGGTTTCTTCTTTTACATCATATACAATTAAACCAGGAACAGCTTATACTGCCAATATAGGTGCAGGCGGCGCCGGAGGAGTATCAAATGGTGCTGGCACATCCGGATCAAATAGTAGATTTGGTAGCGCTAACACATCGCAAATTCTATCAATCGGCGGATCAGGTGGTGGCGGATCTGGTGCTGGTGCAGGTCCATCAGTAGGAGGATCAGGCGGTGGGCTAGGTGGTCAAAATAACTATAGTGCGTTTGGTGCTAGAGCTCCGGGTATTCCAGGTCAAGGATTTGATGGTGGAATTTTAATTTCTGGAGCAGCATTATGCGGCGGCGGTGGCGCAAATGGCGCAGGAGCGAACGGAGCAAGTACAGCATCAGGTGGTGTAGGTATTGCCAATCCTATAACAGGGTCAACTGCGGGCCAATTGGTATCTGGTACATATTTTTTAGCAGGTGGTGGTGCATCAGGATCAAGTCCAGGCAGCACAGGCGGCAACGGTGGTGGTGGAAATACCGGAATATCAGGCACAGTCAATACAGGTGGTGGTGGTGGTGGACAAAATAACGGTACAGGTGGTGCAGGTGGTTCTGGTATCGTAATTATATCTATCCCTATTGATAATTATCCGGGCAATGCTAACGTGTCAGGAACTTATACATATGCCAATACAGCCACGAATATTATTCTTGGATTTACAGGTAATACTGTTTACACAGCATGAAGTCATTTAAAATTAAATCAAGTATTAATTTACTACTTAACAACTAATATAAATAAAAGAATATGGCTACTCCTTCAACTCGTGCAGAATTCAAAACTTACTGTTTAAGAAAACTTGGTTTTCCGGTTATTGAAATTAACGTGGATGATGACCAAGTAGATGACCGTATAGACGATGCTCTATCATATTTTCAAGACTATCATTTCGATGGTACAGAGAAGATGTATATGAAGCACCAACTGACAGTCGCAGATATTAATCGCCGATGGATATATGCACCAGATGCGGTGACATTTGTAACTGGTGTTTTTCCATTCAATAACTCTAACGCATCAATCAATATGTTTGACTTGCGTTATCAATTACGTTTGCATGATTTATATGACTTTACATCAGTTTCTTATGTGTCATATGAAATTACCATGCAGCATATAAGAACACTTGAACTGTTGTTCTCAGGTACACCACAGTTTAGATTTAATCGTAAACAAAACAAAGTATTCATTGACATAGATTGGACAAGAGATGTTCAAGTAGGTGATTATGTTATCATTGAATGTTATAGATCATTGAATCCATCAACAGTTACTTTAACTGGTACTGTATCATATACAGCTGGAAGCAATGTCGTAACTGGTTATGGTACAACATACGATCAACAGTTTCTAGAAAATGATTTTATCACATTCAATAGTGTTGATAGTTTTCAAGTAGATAAAATTGATTCGCCAACATCATTAAGAATTCGTGGCCCAATGGTCAACACAGCAGCCAATGTCTCTGCAACAATCTCTGGTAATCCAGATGTTTGGGGTGATAGGTTCTTAAAGAAGTATGCTTATGCATTAATCAAAATGCAATGGGGTAACAACCTTAAAAAGTTTGCTGGTGTGCAATTGCCAGGTGGTGTAACTCTAAATGGTAAAGAGATTTATGATGAGGCTGTTGAAGAAATTAATAAGCTAGAAGAAGAGATGCAAATTATTAATGTATTGCCAAATGAAATACTGTTAGGTTAAATTTCGTGGCAACTAATTTCTATTTTAATAATTTTCCAGCTAATCAAGTCACCAGTGAGCAATTACTGGTGGAAGACCTTGTAATCGAGTCTCTTGGTATTAATGGTATGGATGTTTACTATATGCCACGATCAAGTGGTGATAGTGAAGATTTATTGTATGGTGAAGATACATTAAAACAATATACATCATCTTACCCAATTGAAATGTATTTAGAAAATGTGACTGGTATGGATGGTGAAGGTGATTTCATGTCCAAATTTGGTCTTGAAATCCGAGATGAATTAACTCTCCTTGTTTCTCGCCGTCGATTTGCCTCAACAGTAAATCAAATACGCCCATTTGAAGGTGATTTGATTTACATTCCATTAATTGAAAACTTCTTTGAAATTACCTTTGTGGAAAACGAAAACAACCAAGCCATGTTTTATACATTGGGTCGTGGCCGTGGTGGTAATGTTTATGTTTATGCATTGAAAATGAAACAATTTGTATTCTCTAATGAATTAATTCTCACTGGTAATGCAGAAATTGATGGACAAATTATAGATTCCTATCCACGAACAAGGTTTACATTGAAATCTGGTGGTTCAGGCGTATATGTTGCCGATGAAATTGTTTATCAATCAGCTGACACAACATACGCCAACTCTAGTGCAGAAGCTACGGTACATGATTATGTTATTGGTTCTTCATTAGATGTTTATAGGTTAAGTGGAGATTTTACTGCCAACTCATTTGTATATGGTGTAACCTCTGGTGCAGCTTGGAGAATTAATACTGAATCTGATACAGCAACAATGGACAATGCATTTGAAGATATCATTGATAATAATAGAATTGAAGGTGAAGCTGATAATGTAATCGACTTTACTGAGCATAACCCTTTTGGTGAACCATAATGCTAAATAATCCACATTTCTATAATCGTACAATTCGTAAGATTGTGGTGGCATTTGGATCTATGTTTAATGATATTCAATTGATACGTTATTCTAAAGACGGTTTAACGGCTCACGAAATTACAAAAGTGCCATTGAATTATGGTGCCAAAGAAAAATACCTTGTTAGAATTAATTCTGATCCAACTTTAACAAAATCAATTGCAACAACCGTTCCTAGAATGAGTTTTGATATGGAAGGTTTGGCATACGATTCTAGTAGAAAACAACAAACAACATTACAAAACTTTGCGTTTGGTTCATCAAAAATGAAAACGCAATATGCACCTGTTCCTTACAACTTTGATTTTAGTTTATCCATATATGTAAGAAACACAGAAGATGGTACACAAATTCTAGAACAAATTTTACCATTCTTTACACCAGACTTTACAGTTACAGTTGATTTCATTAAAGAAATGGATCAATTGTATGATATGCCTATTATGTTAAATTCAGTATCATCTCAAGTTGATTATGAAGGTGATTTTATGAACACAAGGTTGATTATTTGGAACTTAGAATTTACAGCAAAGGCCTATATTTGGCCACCAGTTGTTTCTCCTTCCTCAAATAAAGGATTAATTCTACAAGCAAATACCAATCTATACACCGATTCTACCAATCTAGATGCACAGAAAGTTTTTGTTGATTACGCAAATGGCAAATCTGGTTACTTTACAACTGGTGAAGATATTGGTGTTATTAATAAAGATACAACAGGTAAAGTTTTATACTTCAGTAACACAGGAGCAGGTCAATTAGTTGTTACTGACTTATCACAACGACTTGAAGTTGGTGATAAACTTGTTGGACTATATTCTAACTCACGATATACAATTAAAACTGTAGACAATTCTCCAACAAAAGCCGTTGCAATTGTTATTATACCAAAGCCAGCTGGTGCCAATGTTGACAAAGCATATGGATTTGAAGAAATATTTACTGAATGGCCTGATACATTATGAGTAAAGTAAACGATAGCTTATCTGATATTTTTGATATTGGACCTTTAGAAGAACCAAAATACTTACCTGTGACAAAGGTAGAAATGCCTGTTGTCTTAGATGGTGATGATATTGATGTTGATTCTTCTTTAGCCAGAACCAATATCAAAAATCTTATAGTTAAAGGTACAGATTCTATTGATGACCTATTAAGAGTAGCTAAAGAGTCTGAACATCCAAGAGCATATGAAGTTGCTGCCAATTTTATTAAAACATTGGCTGATTTAAATAAAGACCTTTTAGAGATTCAAAAAAGAAAACAAGAGTTGAGACCTGAAAACAATCAAAGCAATTCATCCATTAATGTTAAGAATGCCGTATTTGTTGGTTCAACCGCAGAGTTATTAAAACAAATTAGAGAGAATAAGTAATTATGGAACAATTAATCCAACAACTCAAAGTTATTCTAGGCACTAACTTTGCATTATACCTAAAGAGTCACAACTTTCATTGGAACATTGAGGGTCAAAACTTTCCACAATACCACGATTTCTTAAATGGTTTTTATAGTGAAGTGTTTGCACAAACAGATTTGATTGCTGAGCATATTCGATACTTAGATTCGTATGTTCCAGGTTCAATGCAAAGGTTCTTAGAATTGGCAGACATTGAAGAATCTGTTGATATGATTCCATCAGCATTAGCGATGATGGCACAAATCAAATCTGACAACGATAGATTCATCGTTCATCTCCGTGCAGGTATTGTTGCTGCTGATCAAGCAGATGAACCAGCTGTATCTAATTTTCTGCAAGAACTTTTAGGCGCTCATCAAAAGAAAGCATGGATGCTGCGTAGTATTATAAAGTAAACAATGTTAAATAATAATGGATATAACGGCAACTCATCACTCAAAAGAATAGGAATTGATTTTTCTTATTCTGAAGAACAGGTATTAGAGTTAGCTAAGTGTGCAGATGACCCAATATATTTTATTGATAACTATTGCTATATTGTAACACTTGACCACGGTATCCAACCGTTTAAACTTTACGATTGTCAAAAAAGAAAGATTAAATTAATACATGATAATCGTAAAGTCATTCTCATGGAAGGTCGACAACAAGGTAAAACCACCTCTGCTGCGGCCTATATTCTATGGTACACCTTATTTCAAGAAAATAAAACTGTTGCCGTTCTTGCAAACAAGGCATCAACAGCTCGTGAGATTATGGCTCGATATCAATTGATGTTTGAACATCTGCCTGATTGGATGCAACAAGGTATTAAAACATGGAACAAAGGTGACATTGAATTAGAAAATGGTTCAATTGTATTTACTGCGGCAACAACGGCTGCTGGTATTCGTGGTAAGTCAGTTAACTTACTGTACATTGACGAAGCTGCAATCATTCCAAATACTGTGGCTGATGCATTTTTTACTGCGGTATATCCAGTTATTTCTGCCGGTCAAACAACAAAAATTCTTATTACCTCAACACCATTGGGTTATAACCATTTCTGGAAATTCTGGAATGATGCTGTTAATAAGAACAACGACTTTGTACCGATGTTTATTCCTTACTCTGAGATTCCAGGCAGAACTGAAGCATGGGCACTTGAACAGAAGAGACAACTAGGTGACCTGAAGTACAATCAGGAAGTACTCTGTAAGTTCTTAGGATCGTCCCTGACGTTGATTAACTCAGACACCATTGAGTATATGTCAACTTGTCCTACAGTCTATTCCAAAGACGGTTTAGATTTGTATGAGTACCCTGTCAAAGCACAGCTTGATGAAGATACTGAAGAACTAATAGGCAAACCACATTCATATGTTATCGTTGCCGATACAGCTAAAGGCGTTGGTGGTGACTATTCTGCATTTGTGATTATGGATGTGTCATCAGTACCATACAAACTAGTGGGTAAATTTAGAGATAATAAGATAGCACCAATGTTATACCCAAGCGTCATATATAAAGTGGCAAGAGATTATAATATGGCATATGTGTTGATTGAGGTTAACTCAAGTGAGCAAGTGGCTCATATCATGCATAACGAATTAGAATATGAAAACCTTATTTTTGTAAATAGAGATACCAAAACAGGACAAACAGTTACCGGTGGTTTTGGTGGTGGTAAAACTCAACTTGGTGTGCAAACAGATAAGAGAGTAAAACGTATTGGATGTTTTACATTCAAAGCATTAGTAGAAGAAAAGAAGTTATTAATAACAGATGCAGATACCATATCAGAGATTTCAACTTTCATTCAGGTAAAGGATAGTTATGCCGCAGATGATGGTTACCATGACGATTTGGTTATGCCATTAGTATTGTTTAGTTGGTTAACGACTAACCCATACTTTAAAGAATTAAATGATGTTAATATTCGTGAAGCAATGTATCAAGCCAGAATTAAACAAATTGAAGAAGATGTTGTTCCTTTTGGATTTGCATTTAATGGAACAGAAGAGGACTACTCAGTAGAAGATGGCGATATGTGGAAACCAGAAACTCCATCGGGATATCTGACTTCAAATTTGTAAAAACTAAAAAAACTAAATAGAACATAAAGTATAATTGTCCCGTAAACTAAGGAGTAAAAAATGGCCTTTCAGCTATCACCTGGATTAAATATATCAGAAATCGACCTGACAACTGTTGTCCCTTCGATTGCCACTTCGACTGGTGGTGTTGCTGGAAATTTTAACTGGGGTCCAATTGATGAAGTCACTACCATTACTGACGAGGTTCGCCTTGTTGACCGTTTTGGTAAACCAGACTCTACAAATTAT